GTTCCATCTGATCTGCCATGCTCTTAGCTGTTTTGTGCGCATCTTCCAGTTCAAGGATATCAGCCAGGTACTCCCCGCCTGCGGCCATGCTCTGTCCGGTGTTCATCAAACCGACCACAATGCCGCCAACTGTCCTGCTGTAAGCCCAGTTGACAGGATCTTCCACTATCTCTTTGAGATCCCCGTCCCACTTTTTGGGTTCGCGCCCCTTGAAGTAGCTCTCCGATATTTTTCCCCAGTTCCTGTCTTTATCGAGTGCCTCTGTGACTGCTTTCTGCGACTTTGCGTAACCATACTGCATATCCTCGACAGGAGTGTCAGCGGCCACCGAACCTATGTATTTATTCGATAATTGTTCATCCAGTTCCTTGAACTCGACAGGCTGCAGTGCCTTTTGGACAAACTCCTGATACTTCACACCCTGCTTTCTGCTCTCTTCCATTTCCTTGCCGAGCTGTCCGAGATCCTTTCCTGCAGCAAAGGCAACAGCCTTGTCTTTGTTGAGGCTGACCGCCTTGATGTATTCCATCTCCGACTCAGGAGTAATACCCATGTGTTCCCGGACTTCGAGCGGAGAATAGCCCCATCCCAGAGCCTTCTCGCGGCCCTTCTCTATATAGTCAATGATCTCGTCATCTGAGAAGCCATTGCTGCGCGTCTGGTCTATCTGTTGAGCAAATGCAGGGTATTTAAGTTTTAGTATGTCTGTGTTGTCCATCATCACTGCATTCCTCCTATTGCTGCCATGCGTCTCCTATTGTCTTGCCGCCCTGTACCGCAAGATCATCCATTGCGTTTTTATCTGCCTCGTCCAATTGTTCCAATAGCTTGCCTATATCATTCTTAAAGCCTATTCCAACTCCAAAGATGCTCTTTTCTGTTGATACGCCTGCCTCAAGTATGCTTCGCCTTATAATGTCCCTTGCTACTACAGGCACAGCCTCAACAGGGTACATGGTCTCGAGTGTCTCCTGATCATACTCAGTAAGCACTCTCTGACGGAGGTCAGAAGGCAGCCCGTCCAGACCGTCTATCAGCTTCTTAAGCGTGCTTCTTACGTCCGATACCGTCTTGCCGTACACCGACTTGGTCTTGGTCATCCTGTCCCTCAGTTTGTTGGTTGCCATCTGCCCCTGATACTGTGTCATCTCACCATACCCAACAAACATCTGTATCTGGTCCATAATGGACTGAGGCTCTGTATTCTTGTCACCTATCATTTTCATGATGTCCTCGTAATTCTTGCTTGCCCTTGCCGGGGAAGTTCCGTATGTCTCCTGCAGAAGTATTTCCTGCTTCTCCCACGGTGTTGCCTTGGCAAGCCTCGCCTTGAGAATACGTCTCTCTGACCTCTCAGCTTCCCTTGCCTGTTTTTCTGCATCGTTCTCATAAACATTGGTCCATCTCTGGATCTGTTCCGGGGATAACCGGTCCGATTCCTGCAGCTCGCTCAGCTGTCTGTCGTTCAGCTTTTGCCCTTTCAGCCACATCTCAGTGACCTTAGTGTTAGTCTCGCTATGCCTTACGTTCCTCATCTGCTGTATCTCGCTGAAGAACCTGTCTATCTCCTTCTGGTAACCGTTGCCGTCATCGACCGTCATCTCACCTTGTGCAACCTTATCAAGGATGGCCTGTTTAGCGTCATCCCATCCATATATGCCCTCTTGATCATAGACTGCCTTGGCAAACCCCTGTGCCTTAGAGACAAGGGCTTCTGCATGCACCGTCTTCTCCAGCTTCAGCGCGTCTTCCGGCATTAGCTGTTCCCTTACGGCATAGAAATACTGCTCTGCCTTGATGGGGTCTTTCTCTATTTGCGCCGTGACTATAGCACTCTGGAACTTGCTTCTGAGCGCATCAACGGCAATGCCTATTGACACTTCGTCAGCACCCTTCATGCGGTCTATAACTGCCTGCTGTGCCGTCTCAAAGTTGGCGGCGAATGATTCCGGTGTGGGATTGGCCACAACCTGAGCAAGTGACGAGTCCACGGCCTTTTCAAAGGTCTGCTGTGAATATGCTTCCATCTGTTTTGTCTCCCACACGGAAGCGTCCTTCTCGGCAGATTCCCTGTGGCTCATTATCATCTGCTGGAATTTAGACTGCATTTCGTCGGTTCTGAGAGTCTTGCCTACCCTCTCCGTAAGTTCGTTGAGATAACCTCTCGTCTCCTCGTACAGTCCGCTTGCATTGTTCAGTTTCCGGTTGACCTTCGCGCCCTTCTCAGGATCATTCCAGTACGAGTTGACATACCCCCTCCACTCATCTATTGCATTGAGCATGTCGGCGCTGTCCTTGTCATCCTGCATCTTCTGCAGCCTTGCAGACAGCCCAAAGAGTATCTCTCCGCTCGACTGGACGGCCTTGGCTGCTGTACGAGAGGCAAGAGCAGATGCCCTTGCTGCGTTCTCCTGCAGACGTACGCTCTGCATGCCCTGTGCCTGTACCAGTTTGTCTCCTGCCTGCTGAAGATCTATCGCCCTGCCCTGATTGCGTATGCCTGCCTCAGAGACAGCTTTCTGCGCCTCTATCGCTGTACCGTCAGGCTGATTGGCCTTGATCGCAGTTGAGAGGCTGTCTGTGTCCATCGGTGCCCCGGTGCGTACCGGCTGCAGTGCTTCTTCCTGGACCTTTCTGTTGTATCCTCTTACTGTCGGCATTAGACCAACCCCCACTTCTTAGGCGAATAGAGGAACCCTTCACCGTATGAATCGACCCTCTTGGTGTCTTTAGACGGCAGGAACTGTCCCAGTGCCGCCTCGTTTATCTTAATGTCTGTATCCAGTCCCATTCCAAAAGACATAGCGTCCCAACTGTCGTTTATCTGTGGAAGTCCACCATAGCTTGCTGTTGGCATGGATGCCGGCTGAGACTGCTGTCTGTTGCTCATAAATGTGCCTACCGCAGGCGCAAGAGTACCCAATAGGCCTCCTATAGCCTGTGCGTTCGCAGCATCTCTTGCTATATTGCCTAGCTGAGAGTACATTGCGCCCTGCGCCTTGTAGTCTTTAGCCGTTATCTGCCCGCTCTGTATAGCTATCTCTGCCAAGGCACGGTATGCCTCTGCACCCGCATCTCCGCTCTTTAACGACATAGCGCCCAGCTGTTCCATGATCCCTGCGGCCTTACCCGACATATCGGCACTTCTGACCATGCCCTCTGCCGCCGCTTTATAGTTGTCGCTCTCAAGTTCGCGGATCTCAGCCACCATCCACATGTTCTGCTGCTGCATAAGCAACTGCCACCTGTTCTTTTGAGCTGTCATCCTGAGCGCAGCCGCGTCACTCTCTATCCCCTCGTCTGTTTCCCTGAGGATGTCAAGCGCCGTACCTGACGCAACATCTGTGCCTCCTGCTGCTATTGATGCCCTCTGAGTGCCTCTGAACTTTTGTCCTTCTTCGCGCAGTTTAGCCTCGACCTCTGCTCCCTGCCGCACAACATCAAGGGCCGATGCCCCAAGAATAGAGGCATTGCGCATGGTATAAGACTTCTCAAGAAGCTTCATTGCAGACTCTGCTTCGTATACAGCAGCCTGCCCCTTCTTGCCCTCTTGCTCTATCTGATACTTGGCTGCAGCAGCATCATAAGATGCCTTCTCTGCCTGTGCCTGCATGATCATATTCAGAGCGCCTATCTTATACTGGTTAGACATCGAGCTTGCCTGCAGCAATGCCTGTGCCGCTTCTGCGTTGGATTGCCCCTGCAGTGCCTGGTACTGCCCCTGAGCGGCTATGCCCTGTGCCTGTGCGCCATAATAGGAACTCATGCCTGAGCTTATCGAACCCAACAGACCGATGCCGCCGCCGCTGCTAAATCCTTGTGCCAGTGAACCCATTTGCTATCCCCCCCAGCATCTGTGCCATGCGATACGGATAAATGACGTACCGCTTACCGGATGGACCGCTATTTCAACTTGCCTGAAGCCGCCAAAAGCGGCCAGTTTATAAAGTTCAGACATGTAATCTGCCACCCATATTGTTAAGAAGTCGTACCCCTTCTTTATCTCGTTGAGAAAGATAGGAGCGCACTTCCGTGCTATCTCAAACTTATACTGCGTTGCCATCTCCACGGAGAACAGATAAGGAATACCACCCTTGCCGTCCATGATCCCCAACCTTTGGGACATGGCAGAATTTGATGGCAGGTCAGCCACCCCTGCCATCACCAATACCCTTCCGTCTTTTGTGAGGTATGAAAACCTCTTTTTGGCTGTGTTGTAAGAGAACCTGACCGCATCATCAAGCATCATGTCATCCATGTCGCAGATCTCTTTAGTCTCCCTCTGCCGTACCCTTGGGATAAGGCTATTGAGATCGCATTCCCTTGATGTCACCATACGCCCCATCCCTTCGTACAGCACCTTGCGCCTAGCCACCCTGAGCCACCTCCGGGATAATGGCCAGAACATTCATTGGGAGCGGGTCTGTCTGACGCACACACACCCTGCCGTGGTAATCCCAGTTTGTTGGCACCACCAGTTCATATATGCCGCTCACCAGTGGCAGCGCACTGCCATCCTGAGTGCCGCTGTGTTCCTTTATCTTGATCATCTTGTCAAAGCTGACACCGTACTCCCCGCCCCTTGAATCTATAAGGCGCACAGACATCTGAGCTATCTTCTTCATTTTGCCCTGATAGCCTCCGCCTGTGTTCTGATACTCAAGGTCAAGGGTCTGGAACTCCGATGAGTAACGCAGTCCGACATGCACCTTCTTTGCGGCATGAGCAAGTGTTATGCCCCCATCTACTACCTCTTGGTCAGGTTCAACATTACCATCTGCAAGGATACCAACCTCCATGCCTTCGAGATGGTCAAGCCCGGACAATGTGGTCACCGGGTCATCCCCCTCATACGACAGGCCGCTGTCAAGATAAAAGCTGTCCTCTGAACCACCTTCCATCTTCGGAGAAAGGCGCTCTATAAGCCTTTTGTTGTTACGGTTGACTACAAAATAAACATCTGTCTGATCTTTGCCTGCGATACAGCAAATGGACTCAAACTTGCCCTGAGTCTCGTGCTTATGCCAGCCTATAACTTCCTGCTCTTTAAGATATGAGCATCCAAGCATGGTTCCGTCATCGAGAATGCACCAGAGTATGGAATCCGGCCACCTCTGCCATCCTAAATCTATTACCTTGTTGTCTATGAAGAAATGCCGCGACAGCAATGACAGAGCCGTACTTGAATAGCTGTCGGCTTCCCATGAATACGCAAAGTCACGGATCTCTTTATTGGTCTGCTGCACAAAGAATACTCTGTTAGCCAATACCTCCGGAGTCACAGGCGCGGATCCGTCATAACTCTGTGCCCTTGCGTTGAAATTAAGCGGAGTAATTACTCCATTATCGGAGCTGCTGATACGGAACTCAGTCCCGCTTGTGAGAACTATAAGCTCCGAGAGCGGCACCATGGAGAGTATCCTTGACACCTTCCGGGAGGTCAGCGTCCTTGTGATACCGTCATCGTCCTTGATCGGGCTTGAGATGCCGAACTCATTGTATGCCCCTGTCTTTGACCCCCATATTGTCTGAGGTTGAGTCTTCGAGCCACCCATAAAGAGGCGGTCCTGGAAGAAAGCGCCGCACCGGGGGTAACCATATGTATTCCCCCACGCAGGCTCACTCCAGAGCTTCGTGGCAGTACCAAACTCACCTACAGCAGATGTCTGTGTACCTTCTGCAACCTTTGCCGTTGTGACGCTTGTAATGCGCACAGAAGAGATCTTTGTCGCTGACTTGGAGTGCAGCTGTACCGTCATTGACGAGATTGGTATTGGAGGAGTGCCGGAAGGCTCCCCGGCATTAGTTTTGATCGTATACGTGACCTGATACTCAGCAAAGTCCTCATCCTCGACCCCTGAGATAGCCAAATCCCTGTCTCTTTGTACGGTATACTTGCGCAGATCCTGCCATGAGCCTCCGTTGTACCGGCGCTGCACCGTGAGCGAACCTTCCCACCATTGGGATACCGTAGGACCCTGTCCTGTAGTTACCAGTTCCCACTCTCCCCAGATGCCCAGGGGGCCGAGAGTACCGGAAACATCGGTGCCTGACGTGACTGTATCCTTATCCTCAACCTCTGATACTCTCTGCCGCAGCCTAAACTCCTGCCCAATGTGAGATGCAACAAATATATCTGCGGATGCTGTCAGAGTAACTGCTCCTCCTGCTCCTAGCGTAGGCGTTATCGTTGTCTCGCCTGTATTCTCGTCCTGATATGGGCCTCCCACAGTCTGAAATACGGACAGAGTCCAGTCATTATGATCCTTACGTGTCAGGGTATACGGAGGATAGCTGGGATGGAACAGCCACACAACGTCAGCACTCTGCACCCACGAGATCTCATCAAGATCTGCCTCTGCATAGGGAGAAACTATCTCATATATAGCATCGCCTGTAGTAAGGACTATGCCTGTAGGCAGCCACCAGCGGATATACTTATCACCAAACTCCATCGCATACGCCTGATCCTCGTCAGAGTTATACTCAAACGGTATCAGACGGCACTTCTTAGTCGCGTTCTTGGCTTCTCCGAGCAGGATAGTGCCAGTACGCCTTGATACGCCTCCGTAAACATGTACAATGAAATTCCGCAGACGAGCCAGTGATGTCTGGTACCGACCTATATCGACCCTGCCGTATAATTCGGGAGTTATCTCACCTGTTGTGAACGATCCTTGGTAGACAGGTTTGGTCATCTCAGACTACCCCCTTGCGTCAAGCCATGAAGTCGGCAGCTCAAAGTAACCGTGTGATTCAGACGCATCGGTTACAAGAGCAAGACCGAGTGCCTGCTGATACATGCTGTTGCAGTTCCCGGCTATGTCCTGTGACTTTGTAAGGGCAAGGGCTATCCTTGTCGCAAGCCCCCACGTGATAACTTCGACAAATGCCGATGGCCATAGCGATGCATCTTCTACCCTTACCCTGCATTCAGCCCATGCGTTAGCTATATCTGTACAGATACGCCGCTTCTCCCCCAGCTGTACATCAAACAGCCTGTGGGATGGAGCCTGCTGCCCGTACTCTGTACCAAACTGTACGACCCGCTCCACGAACTTGCCTGACTCGTCCTGCACTGCCTCATACACCCTCTGTACATTGAGCGCGTTGACAGGATAGGCGTATATGTATGCCCACCCGGGGATGACAGAGACAGCATCGCGCACCAACATGATCTGCTGCTTGTTGAAGCCCCACGAATATGACCCCTGCAGATAATCCCTCACATGAGCATAGAAATTGCCGCAAATACGTGCCTGCTGTGTCGCTTCTGTGAATGACACTATCGGCTCAACTCCGAGGTTAGCCAGTGCCATATTGCATATATTGATATCGGATGATACTGCCATTGCCAACACCACCTTGGAATAATATGTTTCTGAATAAAGCCGAAGGGGCAGGAGACTAAGCCCCCGCCCCGAATATATGTTGCTTAAATTGCTACGTCCTTGGTGAGAAATGCTGTCATGTTCCCCGCGCTAACCGTGCCGGTCCAGAGCACTCTTAGATAGCGTTCGCAGCCCTTGGGCAGACGGCCCTTGAAAATGTTGCCCGCCGCCGCGCGGTCTGCCGCTGCTATAGACAGGAGTTTGGTTGCTCCGGAGAACTCGCTGTTATCGTCTGTCTCCAGGTCAAATCCGAGATTGCCGGTAATGGCTGTGGTCACGTTGACTACAAGCCAGAGGGCATCATAGGAATCGCCCGCAGCTCCCTGATCGACAATGTTAGTAGATGCGCCTGCTGCTGTCACAGACTGTTTATCTGCAAAAATAAGCTCTTTATCGAGAATCATTGTTCATTCCTCCTTAGTCCACGACTGCTTCTGTGTCTTTGATTGCGTCACATACGCGGATCGGTATGCCGCGGTAGGTCGTTACAGGCTCGCCGTCCATCTGCCCCTGAGTCAGATAGACATTAGTCTTGACCTGAGCCTGCAAATCGAGATATGTAGCAACTGTACTGTTGCAGTAGATCACCTTGCGTCCTGAGTACCTGTTGATTTTGTGGTACGCCATGGTCAAATAATCAAACAGTTTGGCTGCGCTGGATGTGCCGAGTTTGGTCGTATCAATGTTGCAGATACGGACGTTTCTGCGCCAGTCGCGTACCGTAAGTCCGCAGTCCCACTGGTAATGGCTGCGGAAGCCCTGGAAATGCCCGCCTGCCTCATCATCAAGGGTTACTTCGCCGAGATCCTCATGTTTAAAGCCTGCGGTCGAACCCTTCGGGAAAATGCCGTGTGTTGCCAGCTGGTCCCACGTCACGAACCACAGTGAGGTCTGCTTGCTGCCTGTATCCCCGAGCGCGCTGATCACGTTGGCCGCACTGTCAACTCCTGTCAGTTCGGCATAGCGCGGGGCAAGTCCAACGAACTTCTCGGGAGAAGTTTCATCGCCGTAAAAAAGGACATCCGCCATTGCCTGGTTCATAGCCTCCAGAAATGCCATGTCCTCGCCCAATCTCCATGCCGCAGTGTTGTTGTTGATCTGGGCAAGTTTTTTATCGACCTCTGCGTAGGCTTCAAGCATTGCGCAGTGGTCTGTTACTTGCTTTGTCGTACTCTTTGACGGCTGGACCCCATAGTTCAGCATCCTCCATGTGACGCTGGGAAGTCCCGTCCTTACCGTTGTAAGATGTCCGGTTGGCAGATTACCCTCAAGCCACAGCATGTCCTTAAGTACCGGGTTCTCTTTTGCAAGTAGCTCGATGATCTTCTGGATCTTGCCGTCAGGCTCAGACCTCTTGGCAAAATCCATTAATGTTGCAACTGTTCCAATAACGCTCATATCACATACCCCCTATTTCATATTTGATTTATCGTAGAGAATCGACACAAGGTCTTTCTCGCCGACAACACTACCCTGTACATAAGCGCCCTCTGAGAGCGCCATCCCTGCTCTGTAAAGAAGCCTCAATATTGCCGGATTGCTTGACAGCCTTGCTTCGCTGATGACCATTAGCGCATCTTCACAACCTAACTTAGTTGCAGCAGACCGCGCTATTTTCATCTTCTCTCCCAAGTCAGCACCGCCAAGCTCTTCATCTGCGCGGACAGCCGCTTCCCACTTGCCAATCAGCTTCTGCGTTTCCGCTTCGACTGTCTTTGTCAGCGTTGCATCCTGTTTGAGAGCCAGATTGTTCTGCAGATCTATCAGCTTCTGCGCCTGCTCCTGCGTCAGACCCATCTCCTTGAATGTGCCCTTCGCAAGAGTCATTGTTTCTTCATCGACCTGCAGCTGCTCGGCGATCTTAAAATCACCGTATTCCACAGCCTTGTCTTCTGGCTTGTCATCCTCCGCTGGCTTCTGTGAACCCTCCTTGTCAGCATCCGCTGTTCCGAGGAGTCCTGCCTTGTCTACGGCATCACCATCTCCACCCCCCTCTGTATCAACTTTTGACTGCTGTACTGCAGCAGTATCGTCTGCTGTTGCTGCCTGTCCGGCTGCCGTGTTATCCGCTGCCTGCCCTACTTCCTGTCCTACTGCCTGCTCAACTGCACTAGCGTCATCGCTGTTCGTCATTCCCTAATACCTCCAATTCTTTCCTGTGATTATTAACACGGAGAAACATCATGCGCATAACATGCCCTGCCCTGCCGTACATACGTGCAAGCAAGCGCCCTGCGCTGTTGTCCCGTGATTGCTCCAGCAGCTCCAGTATTTCAATTCCAACGCTCCTCCTGCCCTCTGCGTAGGCCATTGTTATTGGATCCGTGACATCGTTTGTCTCGAATATCCCTGTGGAGGCCAGCAACTGCATGAGAAAGGCCTCCCCGTCATCTGTCTGGGAAAGCCTTTCTAGTGCGATTCTATCCGTATTTAGCCACTGCTCTGTTTTCTGCTGTTGTTTGTCGTTCACTGCTGTACACCACCCTCAGCCATTGCCCCTGCTATCTGCCCCAATAAATTATTGGGAGTAGGTTCTGATTCAGAGAGGGCTTTGGCTGCGCCCGGCACAACCTGTGCCTCTGCCATTGCCTGTTCTCTCTGCTGCATTTCCTGCTGCTGCTGCGCTCTGCCTTGTCTGATCTGCGCTATTACCTCTTCCTCCCGCATCAACTCAGCCGGGACCCCAAGATCACTTGCATACCGGACCGCCGTCTTGTCCATGTCTATGTTATCCAATATCTGCGGATCTACATCAGACATGTTGCCCAAAAATCCCATGTAGCGATCCACAGCACCTATTGCAGCCATCCTCTGAGCAAGGATCAGCGGAGAGAGATACTCAACTCTGATCTCTCGGCCTATTATTTCCTGTGGGGGTTCCGGCAGCAGTCCCTGCCTTTCTAGTATCGCAAATGCCCTGTCGATACATGGTCGCAGCATCTCCCTGTCAAGCCTCTGAAGCACAGGCCCGATCATGAGTAATTTTTCGTTGTGGAGTTCGTTTATCTCTGTAGCTGTCCTGTCTCTTTGCTCTCTGTTGGGGTCTGTGAGCAACGAGAGGAACATGTTGACGTAGAAGGCCCTCTTTATCCTCTCTTCGATACGCGCTATCTCATACGCTGTATCCTGCAGATTAGGAGTGACCTGTAGTATAGGCTTGATGCCCTGATCCCCTGTGCTGGCATCGTACCAGTTCTGCGCAGCGGGAAGCAGTGATATGCGCCCCCGCATACTTGCAGGAGCAGCGAGTGGCGGCCGCAGTGACAGCTGTAATGCGGTCAGCTTGTCCAGCTCTATCTTTTGCAGCTGCGTAGCATCCCCCAACGCCATCTCTCCAAGGCCGAAACCATAAACATTAGGGCCTGTGACTGTCCACCTGCTTATTATTGCCGGGAACTCCTCATAGCCTCCTATGGAGAGGAACGCCTCTCCTCTGTCTGCCCCATCCTCCCAGTACCATGCGAGATATGCCTTGCCCTTGAGTCCCTTGTTGCCCTCTATCCTGCCATCATTGCGCGCTATGAGGTGATGTACATACCTCACATTATTGTGATTATTGTTAAAATCCGCAAGTGTCTCAGGAGAAACCTTGTCTTTGCCGAACTGCTCCACCATCTGAGCCGGAGTCATCTGCAGCTTTCTGTAGAATTCACAGGGAGTGCGCTGAGCATCTATCCCGATTGCGTACTCTCCTATAGTCAGTGGTACAGGGAGAAACCCGCGCTTCGTGTCCTCCAGAAGCAGAAACCCGCCTACACCAAACGCACCAAGCTCCTCATAAGCAGAGTAGAACGCATCGTACATGCCGCTCTTACTCATGTAGCTCTGCATAATTTCCTCACATTTACTGAGATAATCGAGGACTTTATTGCTCTCCTCAAGTTCAGGATCCTCAGGAGCAAGTCTGAACCACTGGTTATTTGGGGAGGTCAGGCCGCTCTGCATACCAGCAGCCATAACGGAAACCGACCAGGTAGGTGTATCGTTGGCAAGTGTGTTCATGCGCCTCTTGCCATCCTTGATGTCCCCATCAAACCATCCATGAGTCGGCAGAATATGGTCTCGTATATCCTTCCAGCGCGTCTCCCATATCTGCCTCTCCCTCAAGAGGTCAGACACTCTCCTGTCTAACTGATGCCGTTTCGCATCAAGTCGCATATCTCATCACATCCCTAACAGCTTCTTGGACTCGGTCGGAGCAGCGCCCAGTATCCCTGTAACCTTAGTCGCATCGTAGCCTACCCTCTTCTTTTTGCGCTGTGCAGCCTGTTCCGGTGTCTCGGACATCTCTCCTACAACCTCATCTGTACGCTTAACATTTGCCCTCTGGTTCATAGCATCAAGGGCTGATTTGAATTCCGCTTCTTTGCGTGCCTTCTCCGCTGCTTGTCTCTGCTGTTCGAGAGCAGCAGCCTGCTCTCTTGCCTTTGCTTCCTGCTCTGCACGGAGACGTTCCTGTTCGGCCTTCTGACGTGCCAGTTCCTCCTGTTGCTTCTGCAGCGCTTCCTGTTGCTGTTTCTTCTGATCTTCTGCCTGCCAATAAGGAAGATATTCATTTTTTAATTCACCGACAGTATTAATTGCCTGCTCGTAGTCACGCATATAACTATTGCGCTCTGCGTCAGTAAGGCCTCTTGCAAGCTGACTTTTAATCGTATTTAGATTGTTTGCATACTTAGCGTACGTTGTTCTTCGTTCGACTATATTATTGCCCCCAAATGGCATAAAGCCAAAAGGATTAACTGTCCCACTTATCGGAAGCTTCCAATTTAAATAATTTGTGCCACCCTTTAATCCAGCTTCAGAATATTCAGCCACCATTTTTAGCCATTGATCAACATAATTAGCCATCACATATCACCTCACATCCCAAGCAGCTGCTTGCTGCCTGTGTACGCAGGATCCAATAGCCCAAACGTTTGATTGGTATTCTTCATGCTCATGCTCTTGCGCCGTTTCTTTTCAAGCTCTGACAGATTAGACATGTCCATTGAGAGATCCTCTTCGTAGGTCGGGACCGCGACAGACTGCTTCGCCATCTGCTCCTTCTGTAAGTTCAACGTATCCCTTGATGTCTGTTCCTGCAGCTTGCGAGAGGCCTCCGCATCTGCCAGTTGCTGTGCGCTCAGCTCTTTCTGCAGCGCAAGCTGCTGTTCCTGAAAAGCCTTCTGCTGCCCCTGATACTCTAGGCTCAGCTTATTTGTCTCATCCTGCATTCGCGCCTGCTCTGCCTGATATTTTGCCTGCTGCGCAAGGTACTGCTCTTGCATCCTCTGCGCTTGCTCACCCGCCTCTGCCTGTTGCCGAGACGCATAATACGTTGCCCCTGCGCCTATCAATGCCCCTGCAATAGGTACTACTGCTGCACCCATTTATCGCACCTCCTCAAATCAAAGCCCTAAAGGGTTATATTTATTCCACTCTTCAACCGGGTCAGCCGTCCACGGCATAGGCTCAAACCCATCACGCCTGATCACTGCAGCACCAAACGTAATTGCGAGTGCATCAGCAAGGTCCGGCGAGGCTATCCCACGGCGCTTCATATCCTCTTTCTTTTCCAGTACGAGTTTGCCTCCTAGGTTATAGGAGTACTCGGGAGCAACAAGGTCATCTCTGAGATCAGCATTATCCTCTATCGCGCCACCCTGCTTCAGCCAGTCGCGCATCTTATACCAGGCTTCCGCCCTGCTGTTCATGCAGTTGCCGAGTGTGGCCTTTCCTGCAGCGTTAAATGCTATCGGCTGCCTGTTCATTAAGTGCATTGCACTGATCACAGCCTGTCCCACTCCTATGGCATCAACTATTACGGCATCTGCCTTGTGCTCATCCTGCAGATTAATTGCAATGCTGGCCAGCCGTTCCGGCTCAATGCCGCGCGTCTGGAATAAGATCCTGCTCATCAACCCCTGCCGAAGTACAATAACACTGCGGTCCCCACCAAACATTGCTACATCAACACCAAGGATCTTCGGAGCAAAGTTATACTCATCATCCTTCAAGTGTTTGCCCATTGCGCTCTCGACTATGTCAGCAGGGATAAACTGCCTCTCTCCCTGTACAGCAAACTCACCTAACACACGCACCCGGTAGATATCCGAGTCGATGCCGTATGACTCTGAGATTTCTTTTGCGTAGTCCGGCGAAACGTGCGGCGAATCGAGACAGGAGAATGTCAGCCTGTTCCAGCGGTCCCTGTCTCGATGAAATGCATCATAGAAGTATCCGCTGTTGCGTGTAGGGTTAGCAGCCATTAAGACTCGTGCGCCATCGGTGGACAGCGCACCCTGAGCGACCTGGAATACTATGTCCGGGATACCTGATGCCTCATCGATTAAGAAGATCAAGTGCTTTGCATGGAAGCCCTGCAGCGCCTCCGGACTCTCCTTGCGCCCTGTACGAGCGACAATGAATCCGTTGCAGCCTCGATACCTGACTGTGTCGGCCGTTATCTCAAGGCTGCTGCGCCATGGCTCAAGCAGTTTATCTCCCCACTTGCGGAACTCAGCCCAGAGAATATCCTCGAGCTGATGCCCTGTCGGAGCCGTAATAGGTACTTTGATATCGTCATAGCATGTAATACCGTGCAGAGCCGTCCACGTTAGAATGACGGATTTGCCTGTACCGTGACCGCTCTTGATTGCCGTGCGCGATCCGGGAGCAGCCATTGACCTTAATGCCTCTGCCTGTTGAGGAGACGGCGTAGCACCTAAACACTCGATTACAAATCTGACAGGATCATCCCGCCATGCGAGGACAAGGTCAGCAACATCTCCGATAGTTGGATCAGCCATCAACCTCACCAACCTCTTTGCGCCGTTTCTCTGCCTCGCTCAGAACCGTCTTCGGAGAGATATTGATGTTAGCCTCGATGCGCTCAATAAAATCTGCTTCGCTCTTACCAAGCAGTTCAGAGGCCCTTAATCGGTTCTTAAGATCTGCCTTCATGTCCTGCATCGTTTCTGTCCAGAATTTCTGTCTGTCTTCACGACTTGCGATGTACGGCTTTACTTTCTTAGCCTCTCTTGCCTTTATAGCCTTGATAATATTGGGTTTCCTTAGGTTTTCGTTTCCGATAAAAACAGCCGTCTTTTTACTGTATCCTGCTGCGATGGCGGCAGCTGTGGCATTGCCATCGTATGCCTCTACAAACCTCAGCTGTTTCACTGTCAATTTATCCTCTGCCATGCTCACCACCTCCATTCAAATCAAATAAAAATAGCGACTGAGCCAATCGCCCAATCGCCACGCTAGTAATATACACCTATAACTATGCTCAAAAGTTCTAATTAAGTACGAAAATACAGAAAAGATAGGTCTACAGACCTATAGGCCATCTATTGACTACTCACAACTAGAGTGATATAGTATAGATGCTAAATGACAGGGGCATGTGCCCACACAAAATACGAGGGGGAATTAAAATGACACAGGCAGAAAAAATTGAAGAAATAATCGCTAAAATAGAAAAACTGAATGAACTTGAGTTGGAGATTAGGGCCGATATGGCAGATATCGGCATCGATTACGACTCTATAGGAGCAGAATATCAGGTGTACTGCTCCAGAAGCAAGCTGAGAGACAAGGGGGAGTAGGCATGGAGATATACACTTTCAGCGACTTTTGTGAGGACCGTGAGATCCTAACACACGAAGGGACAGATGACCTGCGACACCTCAAGGCAATGTGGAGTATATATGCGGATGATTATATCAATTACTGCAATGCACAAGGGTACGAGCATGAGAGACTGCCATGAAACTTATGTCCACAGGTGAGGTGTCGCTCATCACAGGAATGCACGTCAATACGATCAGCAGGCAATGCCGGTTAGGGTACATCCGGGGGGCAGTACAGATAGGGGGGAGATGGTTGATCCCGGAGGATGCCATACAAAACATTGAATACCAACTCAACAAGATTCCCAAACGCAACAGGGTCCTGCAATAGGACCCTGTTACTGTCATCAGACTATGACGAGAGCATGCCCTCTCTCTCGTTTTTGTCCCTCTATTATAGCACTATACTATCTTGCCTAACAACAGCTCTGCCGCCCTGACAACCAGTCTGTTACGCCAATACCCTTTCGCCGTGCTTATAGATATGCCTATGCTGTCTGCTACAAACGACCAGGACTGCCGCTTGAAATACCGCAGTGTAATATAGGCATACTCCTCTTGCCCGAGTGTGGTGAGGTAATATGTGATCGGCTCTGTGCGTTTGCGGAGCCTTATCATGTCCGGGTCCTCGTCTATCCTCTCAAGTGTACGCTCTACCTTGCATGTATTGTCCCCGCCGCCCAGGTACGGATCTTCTGAGAACTCAGACGGACTCTTATCACTTATTGCCTCAAGGTACTCTCGCCTCCTGCGCAGCTCTGCTATGTTAATATGATAGTCCCGCAGGCAGTCCTCCGTGAAGGAAAACAATTTGCCGTTGATCCTGCGCGGTGATCTCCACCCGGCCTCCAGTATAGGACTCATCACGCGGCTTCCTTGTCCCCGAGATAGTCACGGAGCACTTTAATTGCCTCGTCACAGCCGCGACAAACCTCGACCCTGTAACCTACACTCCGCAGACGATCCTGCACGAGCTTTTGCGCCTCGCTTACCTTGCCGCCCATACGCCTTTTCATCTCGATGTAAAGCCCGTGATAGCCCTGAGCCGGGTACGCAAATGTTATGTCCGGGACTCCTGCCCTTACGCCTTCCGCACGGAGATCCATTGCCGTTTTAATATGCCGCTTGCCGCCGTTGGGATTGGCCCATAATAAGTCAAATAGGTCTGTGGGTAAGTAATATGCTGCGTACTGAACAAACGCCGCCTGCTCCTCGTGTTCGAGCGGAATTACAATGCTGTTGACCATCATAACAACCTCCTCTATGCGTTGGGATCATTGCCAAATGGAAAATCATCTGCCATAGGGTCAAGTGTGTCGCTTATGTCGAGCGGGAAAGTATCTTCCAGCTCAGGATATGCAGACGCTGCCGGTGCAGCTGCACCCCCGGAATTGTCGGAGCTGTGCCCAAGCAGCGTGAGATCATCTGCGATTATCTCCGTTGTGTACCGTTTCTGCCCGTCTTTCTCATAGGTCCGTACCTGTATCCTGCCCTCTAAAAGCACCGGCTGTCCCTTGCGTAAATACTTCTCTGCAACGCTTGCTATACCTCCCCACATAACAACAGGGATAAAGTCCGTCTCCTCGTGGGTCTGTCCATCTTTACCCTTCCACTTGCGGCTCACTGCCACGGTTATATTGCCCACCTTCTGATCGTTTTTAATCGCCCTTATCTCAGGGTCCCTGACTACGTTGCCCATGATTACAGCCCGGTTATATCCTCTGCTCATTGTCTGACCCCCCATATCTTTTTGTAAGGATTACTTACAGGTTTGGTCATTCTCCCTCACCTCGTGCCTTACGGAGGGACTTGCCGATATAACAAAAATCACACAAATCTTTATCTTGTTCGAGAAGGCAATCAAGACAAGATTCTTTCAATGCCTCGTACATGTCAGGTGCGGCGGCGATTAGGTTGGCATTGGCCTCAATCTCTGACATCGCTTCAATAGTGCCTCGGTCGGGTAGCACTGCTACCGGGAGATGCGCCTCTGTGCTGTATATTTGTATCAATGCCTGCAATTGTGAGTCATACGTTGCCTTCCACGGTCCCTTTGTAAACTTCTCGCTCATTCCGCTTCCTCCTCATCAAGGCTGATAAGCTCTACGTCCTCACATGAATAAAGTATTATCGGGGGGGTGTAGTTGATTTTTTCTTGCCATTCATTAATTGTCTTATCAAGCATTTGTTGTAATAAGACAATTGATTCTTGGCTAATGCTGTCCAAGAAACGCTGTCCGGCATCGCAGTCGCAACTATCTTGATCGTCAAGAAGGTTGGCCGCAAGGTCAATAATATCTTGTGCATCTGCCGCTATGTCGGGATATATGGGAACTGCGCGGGCAACAAATAAGTTGAACCATCCCTCTTCTTTTGCTGTTTCCTTCCCATCTCTAATTGCCTCTTCGCGAGTGTCATACTCTTCGCTGATATTCCATTGTTCTTCGTTATTGCCATATATCCACTTCTCGCTCATTCCGTTTCCTCCTCCCAAATTTTAACTACTCTAGTAATCTCGGCCCTCATACCATCGGCAATGTCGCAATCGGTCAAGACATCACACAAGAGGTCGTGCATTTCTTTTGATATTTCCGGGTTACGTTCGCACTCTCGGCAGATGTCGGCTATATTACTCATCAAAGGTGCATCTCCCTTCTTGTTCTTCTTCCTCTGGAGCTACTGAATTTATAGCCCCGCAATCAGGGCATACGGTAGACGGATTAGTGTAATCTGACCAATAAACATTATTACTGCCACATATTGAACATTTCATTTGTCAACCCTCCTGTTCCTCACACTGCACAGAACATTCCTTTTTCCCAATGTTTTGTGTCCTCCTGTTCCATGCGGCGATGGCTTCGGCTTGCCAGCCCCAAAATGATGTTGTTTTACATGAGGTGCAATAGATACGCACTCTGATTTCTTCGCCTTTTGACCTTGGTTCTGTCATTTTTGCCTTTCCCCCACAGAAGGGGCAACGCTTTAGTTCTTCCATCACTCAACCTCCTTCTTTCTCTTAAACATTAACTTCCCCTCTGGAAACACAACCTCACAATCGCCGCCCAATCTATCTGCTTCTATCTGCATACAACGAAAGACCAACGTAAACGCATCTGTAGTCATATCAAGTTTATTCTCTTTATCTCCACCAATTACTGTGTAGATTTTTTGATCTTCAAGGATAAGTTCAACTCTGATTTCAACTTTGCCTGACGATGGAAGTTTCACTCCGCACCCTCCTTTGTTCTAATAAACTGCAATTTTCCTTTACTTGGATATTCATACTCATAAAAACCTGTTTCCTCTGCCAAGTAAAACATATGCTGAAAAACTGCGTTTATTGCTTCGTCTGTATAATCTTCCTTTTTGCCTGTAACGAAAGCATTTCCATTCCCAGTATCTTTTGCGGTCGCAAGGTAAATTTTATTGCTCAACGGTGATGCCAATAATTTTTTAGGATTACTCACTCCGCACCCTCCTCCCACAACTTAACCAACCTTACGATCTCACTTCTCATACCATCTGAAAGAACGCAATAACCCATAACATCCATCAAAATGTCGTGCAAATCCTTGCCTCGTTCGCTCAGCACTGCATTCTGTTGCTCTAGATCAATAATCTGGTCTAACAGCTTCATGCTCCTCTTGCCCAAAAAATACAGCTTTGTTTCTGCCGCCTGCACCTTTTCTCTCAGTTCACATTCCCTGCATATCTCTGCGTGGTTCATATGTTTTCTCCTTTCTGTCCCTCGCTAACACTTCTTGCCGCCGTGCCGGTACGGACGCGTTGCGTTGTATTGCATTTTCGCCTCGATTGCGGCGCTGATGTCTATACCTTCATGCCCGCAGTAGTCCAGTATCCTGATGATGCAATCGGCCAGTTCTATTGCTATCCCTTCAGGCTTGTCACCTCGCCACGGACAATCCGGATCGTCAAAGCGTTCACAGTCAGGGCTGCACGGAGAAGACATGCCCATGTTGCACAGATACCACACTTGTGGCCGTCTCTCCCTGTATTCCTCCAGAGCCTCCGACAGTTCCGAGTGGAACAGGGCAATAAGTTCCGGCAACTCCCTATTTGTACTCCACCATCCGTGATCCTTGGCAGTATCGTGTATCTGTTGCGCGAGTTCATTCAGCGACCCGGACATTAGGCAAACCCTCCTCGATTAAACTTGCTTAATATGCGGCTGTGCCCGTGCCTGCTTATATCTGCCGCCCTTGCCCTTAGCCCAGGCACTTCCGACTTAATTATTGGATCTGGTTTATCTGCAAATACCCAATCACATAACTCAAAATCAGTATTGGTCAGGGTTAGCTTGTACTTGCCTTTAATACTTCTAAAGACATAATGGGACACACGCTTTCCACGCTGTATATCTATTAGTTCAACCAATGGCGGCTTTATCCACTTATCTCCCCTAAGCCCCCTAAGCCCTGTTTCGATCAAATAACCTTTATCACCAATATTCATCCGTATTCTTCCTCCCCTACACAACATCCCGCACACTACGGCCATATCGCCTGTTATATATGTCTATCGCCAGAACCCGCTTAACTCCCTGATGCTCTCCGTCAAGACCCAACTTGTGATAGAGCCTGTACATCTTGGACGGGATAGTTTTGGGCGAGTAATAAAGTTCTGCCGCTATCTCCTCCTTGCTTTTCCCTTCTGACAAAAGCCTGAGCATCTCAATCTCTATATCGTCTAACTTCATCTCCCCTTCTCCTTCCTACGATGCCTTAGCCACAGTGCGGTAGTCCTCGACCCCTACAAGCCATGCCTGCTCTGCCATCTCTGCCAGACGCGAACAGATCCTTTCTGACCGTTCACCCTTGAGGGTCTCCCTGAGGCTGTCCATTGAGACTGCATTGGTCGTGATCACAAGCGGCAGATCGTGGTTGTACCTATGGTTGACAATGTCATACAACTGTTCGTCTCTCCATTCGGTCACCCTCTCTACCCCGGCATCATCAAGGATCAGCAGATCCACATTCTTGGCCTGCTGCAGCGTTGTGTTCTCTCCGCGCAGCGTCTCCTGCCTCATTTTGTCCATCATTGCGGGAAGGTTAAGAAACAGCACCGGCTTGCCCTGTCCGATATAGCGATTGGCCATTGCTATAGCCAGATGCGTCTTGCCTGTCCCTACGCCGCCGCCCAGAATAAGGCTCTTGCTTGTCTCTGCACACTCAAGTGCAATTGCCTTGGCTACCTTTGCAGAACTCGGAAGGTTGAGCGTTGAATAAGTCTCAAACGTGTTGCGTCTTCTCGGACGCGGAATCAGGCTGTCTTCGAGAAGATCCGCCATGCTCTGCTGTACTTTGGCAGCGGATATATTGGAACAGACCTCAGCTGCTACGGATACCCTGTTATATCCGTTGACCTCAGTCAACACAGCAACGTACCTTGCCCCTGAGTGTGGACAATCCTTTGCATCGGTGCATACCCTGCAGTCTTCTTCGTGCCTCATTACTGTCCTTAAGAGGAGCAGCTGCCTGTCATCGAGATCTTCTTCCGTGATTGCCGACCCGAATTTGCCCTTCAGCCAGGATAATACTGTCCCCCACATCTCCTGTCTCAGCGCCTCTTCCTTAGTCTCGTTAGGGGTCCATGGTTCGTAACTCAGCCTGCCTGCCGACATGATGCGTCACCCCCAATTTCAATACCGTATTTTTTGGCCATCTTGCGGTTGTGCTCCTCTGCCTGTTGGATGTACCCGGCCATTTTTGTGTCCTTGTCTTCCTTCGAGGGTGTCTTGTACCTTGATGACTCAGCCGCCCTTGAGATCCAGTTCCGCATGAACAGCCTGGGATTACCGCGCCCTGCCCTGAGGTTCTTCTTCTCACTGAGCCAATCCTTCATCTTCCTTACCTCAGCTAACATATCCACAGCAGGAAACTCCACGGAAAGCGTCCGTATCTGAGCCAGATCCGCATTGTAGTCATACTTTCTGCCCACAACCTCTGAGAGCAGACGGAGCATCTCCTTCTCGTTAGACGTTGTTTCACACTGTGAATCAGTGAAGAGTGAAGGTCCAATAGAGGGACAATAGTCTTTAAGTTCTTCTTTAACTTCATCTTCAAGTTCTAATTCAAGTTCTAATACTCGAGGGGGTGTCGAGGGGCTTGAAGGGGTATCTATACCCCTTGAAGGGGCTTCCATACCCATAGGCAACCCCCCGAAGATGTCCGGATAGGCTGTGTAGAGGTGCCATTTCAGCAATTTAGACTCCTCTTTGTCAAGAAGTGTCTGTAAGCATTGGATCAGGTTGACCGATATTGCCGTCTGGTTGCGTATGAACCTTAACAGCAATATCTTGTATCCATCGACTACAACCTTATTGGTACTGATAAAGTGTCCTATTGTTTTATTCACTACCTCTTCACTCAGCCCTGTCTCATTGGCTATCTTCTTCCTAGTGATCTCGAGGATGCCTAGGTTGTTCGTGTGTGAACATGTAAAGAGATAGAGGTACAACAGTTTGGCATCACTGGACAGACCCTCAATGAAAGGATCTGCCCAGAATGACATCTTGATCGTTCTGTATTCAGCCATAACTAGCACCCTTTCCAAAGGGCAGAAGCGGCCTAAGCCGCCCCTGCCTTATTGTGCTTGACTTCGTCCTGCGCTGTGATGCCCACAAGCTTGATCTCGTCTTCCGTGACATCGGCAAAGCCGGGAACATCCCGACCCAGAACGTTCTTGACGTATGTCAAGACTTCGCTTTTCTCAAGCCCAAGCCCCTGCTCTTTGTTGCAAAGCACGTAATACAGCCTCTTGATAAGAAGATCCTTGGCAGTAGGTGTTTTGGCAGTTGCGTTGGGGGACTTTGTTTGTTGTGTCTTTGATGGCGCAGACGAAGCAGTCCTTGGTCCCGACTGAGACTTTGGGACAGGAGGCGAAGCGGGCCTTGCCATGCCGCCCTCTGCATCGTCATCTTCTGAGGCAAGCCCTATGGCGGCGCAAAGCCCGTATCTGCGGGCATAAGTAATAACAGACCCAACAGCCTGCGGATCCTTCTTGAGCAATGGCATTCTGAGTGAAGAACTGAGCCACTCTCCGCTGCTGTGCAACAACATGGTGTTAAGGGTTACACTTTCTCCGTCTATTGAGTCCTCTATGCCCTGGAAGACCGCTATGCCGTTCTTGGTCAATGGCTCCCTGCATGCCTCGTAGCAGCTTGCAAGGTCAGCATAGACAGACTTGAAATATGGATTGTCCTGATTCTTCTTTGCCGACTTCATCTCGGCCTGCGCCTTTGCGAGTGCGCCTGCAATTGCTCCGATAGTTTCGCTCTGCCTTATCATCATGCAACCTCCTTGATCGTGCTGAAGCCCTGTTTACGGCCTCTGTCATAATTCTGCATTCCCTTGTAGAGAGCCAGAGCACTCTTGAATACGCTCCATCCTGCCTCTATCTGCACATCTGACAAAACGTGGTCATCAAATCCCTCGTCAGCTGTTCGTCCCACCCGGAGCAGCCTTACTCCGTCAACCTGCATCCCAACCTCACGCAGAAGCCGGCAGTAAGCCGCAACCTGATACTCGTGCTCAGGGTACAGCCCCTTGCTTGTCTTGATGTCAACGAGCCACTTCCTGCCGTCAATATCTCCGTACCAGTCAATAGTTCCACCGAAGCAGAATATCTCCGACACAAGAGGCAGCTCTATTGAGTGCGTGATCATCTTGCTTCCGCTTGACCTCTCCCACTCGTAGAAAGAGATAACAGCGTTCTCTGCGGTATCTATCTCTTCCGGGGTATACGCCGTGCGATCCCAATCAGGGCCGCCGAGATATTCCTGTATCATCTCGTGAGCCAACGTTCCGCAACGTGCCGTAGCATCTACATAGTTGGCACTGTCTATGCCCTGTAGTCCCAGATTATTGGCCCAACGTACAAGGGCAGGCTTGTTGATCACACCTAGAATTGTTGTGACGCCGGGGACCCTTTTGCCGTCCTTTGTCTTATAGACTGTATGTACCCGTCCTCTTTTGGCAGCCGATGCTTCTAACTTCATGACGCTTCCTCCTCTTCTGTTATCTCAAGCCACTCATCGTGCCTGTGGCAGTCAGGGTTATCGGGGTCTTGCTCTTCACATAGGTTCAAATCGCTTGCTCTAGGGAGGATAAGATTGTTGGCAAATCCCTCATAATTCCAAGGGCAATCAGAACAATAGTCACTTTTGGTCAACTCTCTCTCACTCCCTTGTGTATGCCTTGCTTAATTGGTATAATGTGTGTAGATATTGAGTTGGACTGAGCCTCCTTCTCTTCGTAACGCCCCTCGTCTGCCAACGGGGGGTTTCTTTGTGTCTCACTGTGTCCTCCCTTCTATTTCCCTGCTGAGGGAGATCACGCGTTTGGCATACATCCTGCCTGCTGACTCATTGCCCGGTCCTGCGTTGTATCGTGCAAGCGCCCTGTCCAGAGACTTAACGTTCCGCGCATATGAGAACAACTTGAAAACTCCTGCCGTAATGTTCGCGCGGTAATCCCACAGTTCATTGGGATCTGCATCTTCGATGATCCCGGCCTTGTGCAGCTCATCCACGTTGACAGGATGTATCTGCATAAGCCCTATCGCTCCGCAGCTCGACAGAGAGATCCACTTAGCCCCGCTCTCACGCAGCATTACTGCAAGCACTACCTCAGGGGTTATGTGTTGCCATGCCCCTCTCTGGTAATGGGGGTCAGAAGAGAATCTCTCTACTGCTTCGTTGATGTGCCGCAGGAGATCTCCTGCATCTGTGTTGGAAAGGTGCGGATTGTACCTCTGTATCCAACGTATGTGCTCCTCGTTGGTCGGAGTTTCGTCAAAGCTGTAAACAATACTCTCTTGCTGCACTTCCGCAGCATGATGTTCATATCTCTCTGAGAACGCCTCGTAAGCCGCTGTTCCTGCACCAAAGGCAATGCCTATCGCTATGGCCCATACAAACGGCGCTGTGACCTTGATGCCTGCGACCTTGTTGTTCTTGTAGAAATAGACCTTCATGCCGCCCTCTCCTTTCTGAAAAACTCTTCAAGCTCGGACTCAGTCCAATAGCGCGACCTTGTCCCTATTAAGTGTCCTTTCGGCAAACGACCCTCTCTTACCCAGTTCCAGATCGTTCTCCTTGACCTGTTTAATAAATCCGCTAAATCGTTCGCGGTGTAAAATCTTTCTTGCATAAGGCTCATTGCTTCTCCCCCTTACCGTTACGTGTACTACGCAACTAAACGCTTCTTTGCCTGACTTAGCCGTCTCTTGAGACACGGCTCCTTGCTGTGGGGCAGTGCACCAGAGACGGCTGCCGGAGGGTTTAAAATTGTGTCGGCCGTGCACCCGAAATACTCAGTAAGGACAGACAGCATCTTCAGCGATGGATCCTGTACGCCTCTCTCCCAACGACTGACCGTCATCACGTCAATCCCCAGAATCTCGGCAAGCTTCACCTGTGACAGCCCCTTGCTTTTCCGTAGCGTTGCGAGTCCCTTCATTCATTTCACCTCCTTCCTGCTAACTTCGATTATTATAGGCACTACATGGCTAGTTGTATATAGGTCTATAGACCCAACTTGGTCATGTAGTGCCTAGTTAGTAGGTATAATAAAACGATTGATATTATCGGGACTATTGCAGATAATGGAACTATGAAGACTAATCTAGAACTGAAAGACCTGATAAGAAATAAGCGCAGAGAGATGGGCCTGACGCAGGAACAGCTGGCAGAACTCCTGTGTGTCGATGTCATGACTGTGTCGAAGTGGGAGAGAGGCAAGACTATCCCCAAGAAAGAGAACCTGGACCGCCTGGGATTGTTCGAGGGTCACGGACTGCTCTTCGAGGGAACAGTGCCGCCAACAATACAGAGCGAAGACAAGGGTCTGATTGGCAGGCTGCAGACAAGCAGAGCAAGAAGGGAGATGTACTCTGAACCGAGGATAATATCACTGCTTGGCAGTTTGACAGACGCGCTGCCGGACGAGTATCCCTATATGTCAGAGTCCAGACAACAGATAGTACGCAAGCTGCTGCAGGAGTGCCTGAGAATTACCGGAGGTGAGGGATCTTGAGAATTATATTTATTCTGTTGATGGGGTTTATCGCCTATAAATACAAAGATATCCTCCAATGGCTGGAGGATGAGAAGTCATTCTCTGAGCAACAGATAAGCATGGTGAATAAAGCCTCTATCGTGTTGCTGATAGGGCTTTTTGTCTACCTTGTGAACGTGAATGTACAGTTCGCGGGGGCTACTATGGCAACTGTACTTTTATGTAGGACCAGAGGGGCTAAAAAATAGGCTTGACCGGCTTGGGAGTCCTGTCTCTTAGCGAGTCCAGATAGTCGGCCCACCATTGCATCATGCTGGTACGGTACGGCATATGCTCAGCATAATTGTACGCAACTGCCACCTCTGAGCCTACTCTATGAGCGAGCTGCAGTTCCACGGCCGCCGGCATCCAACCCTCTTCATGCAGCCGGGTGCTTGCCATCGAACGGAACCCGTGAGCAGTTATCTCCCCTCGTCTAAATACCTTGTTACCCTCGTCATCCTTGAGCGACAACAGCGCCTTGACCTGTGTGTTCTCGCACATAGGCACGCCCCTATGCTCTTTACAGACAAACGGATGAGCCAGATGCCCGGTGATCCCGCGCAGACGTTCAAGGATATCTATTGACTGCCACGACAACGGCACAAGATGGGGCCGCGACTTTGCTTTCATTTTTTCTGCGGGAATCCTCCACAGACGATCCTTAATGTCGAATTCATGCCATTTGGCAAGACGCAGTTCGCTTGGGCGCACAAAAGTATATGCCTGGAGCTGCAGCGCAAACCTCACAACCTCTTGGCTGTAATTAGATATAAGCCTCATAAGCATGCCTATCCCTTCCGGATCCGTAACGGATGCCATATGCTTCTTGGGCTTTGGATGGATGACCCTACGAAGCCTGACAGTAGGATCGTCTTGGGTGTAACCTTCGCTTATTGCATAGTCATACACATTCTTAATAAGATTTAACACCCTTCTCGCCGTTTCGGTGTGTCCGTCTAATTCTATCCCCTTCGCCAATGCCTTTATTTCGGTCGAAGTTATGTCGGTTGGTATAAACATACCTATTTTGGGAAGTACGTGCAATGTGAGCCGTCCACGGTCGAGATAGCGTGTTCTCTCGCTTGCCCGTGACCGTGATTCTTTAATCCCTACATATTCCAGGGCAATTTCGCCAAAAGTAGGCGTTGCAGCATTAGGATCTTTCCCAGATAACAGGTCATTCCGAACAGAGTCCCTTTTGGATCTCGCCTCTGAGAGTCCGACAGCTGGATATTCACCCAGAGTGATCTTATGGGTCTTGCCCCCGACCTGTATCCTGTACCTCCAATATTTGCGCCCGGTCGGTCGGACCTCTATATACAGACCATCTGAGTCTCCTGCCGTGTATATCTTATCTGATGCCTTGAGCGATCTCAGCTTTGCATCTGATAGCATCTGCCAATGCCTCCCTCTCTGTGCAACTATATGTATACTATAGACGTTGTACAGCTTCTTGTACAGTTATATGTTGCATGTACAGGTTGTATACTTCACCTTATTGCACTATGAGTATACAGGTATACATAGCTAAGCCCTTGCAATGCCTATATAAAGACACAAAAAATACCCGCCTGTTAAGGCGGGCAGAAGTGTACTTGGTGGAGCTTAGGGGATTCGAACTAAACCTGTTAAGCATTGACATTGCTTATATTACATGATGTCTTGTTTAGCCGTTGTACAATATCTTGTACAGTATATTGCCCGGTGCAACTACCATAGTTTATATACCAAGCCGATTCCGATAACTGCCTGTATACTTCCGTCACCGCAATATGCCGGTCCTGCGAAGACTCCTATCCCAGGGCGCTTTGCTTGCTGCTCCGCGTCCTTCCACATCTGTCTCTCCTGTTCAAGAGAGGTCTCGAGCCGCCCAATGGATCCAGAGGCCCTCTGCATATACAGATTATGCTCCTCCTGCAGCATATTGTAGGCAGAGATCCAATGGTCCCGCTCCGTTCGGTATGTCCTTAACGCCCTGAGTATGGTCCTGCCTGTCTCTTCTGAGGCAAGATACCCCTCGAAGGGGCTTACATACCCCTTCGATACGTGTCGGAAATCAATCTCCGCTGAGGAATATGCGCAGTTCCTCTGACACAGCAAGAGCAACATCGTCAGGGCCAAGACTGTCAACATACGCATGTTCCTGTTCCCGGATCTTAGATGCTTCTTCTCTGATCGTCTTGTCAAGTTCATCTATCCTCCTTTGGGATGCCGCCAATTCCTCTCTCAGCTCCTCGATCGCCGTATCAGTATTGACCACAGGAGGAGGATCCGGCTTGTCCCGCCACATCCATATGCCTGCAGCTGTCAGCATGATAATGAGAACCGCAGCAACATAAATCATCTTGTTATTCTTCTGTCCGGTCTGTCTGGTGCGCATCATGTCCGCAATCCCTCCTTCCGGACCATTTCTTAAAAGAGTATGCGCCCCATACGCCCCCGCATAATGTGGCAAGGGCATCAAAATACTCAAAGCTGCGGCCCTTGAACAGTATCTGATACCATGTTACTGCCACCATCGCAGTAAGAACTCCTGCCCCCAGCCGGGGCAGAGACATTGCCTTGAACTCCAGATCATCATAAAATATCAGGGCAATATCTCTCAGCGGTTTTAGTATCTTCATGACTATTCGCTTCTGGAGCAATACACCTTGGACTCCAAAGTGTCCAGACGTTTATGCGCTGACTTGGCACTGGACTCAACCAGAACTACCCTTTCACGAACCTCTCCTATGTTTCGCTCGATTGTTTCTATACACACAGCAAGACGCTCAATGCTGACACGCAGTTGATCTATCTCTTTTCTCAGCATTTCAACCTGCTGTTTGCTTTCGTGTTGCAGTGCCTTGTTATCCTTCTGGAGCGGGGCAATAATTATTATCTTTACCAGCCCCACAGCAAAACTTACTATTGCAATGTAAATCGAGACGTTTTCAAGTGTGATGTGCATTGGAATCAGCCTCTCCAACGAGCCTTACGGCCGCGAACATCCACGTGGACAAAATTAGTGTATATACCTATCCCGCCGTCTCTAAACTCCTTGATTTCCATTGCAGACTTAGCCAGTTCTTGCGGAGACAGTTCATCCACGCGTATATCTGCTGCCTTGCCTCTTACGTGCAGGCTGTTCTTCACTCCACCCACCGCTTTATTGTGCTTCTCACAGCGGCAGCCGGAGTTGATGTAGATGGGGTATCCGATATAGTCTCGCAACCTTTGGAGCGCATCCAGCAATACCGGGTTAAGATTGTACTTTCCGCACCCACACTTACAGACAAACTCGGACTTGTCAAAATTCTTGCTTATATCCCCCATCTAAATCACCCGCTCATCTAAGATTTTCTTGAACTCCAGGCAAAGGGCCTGGGCATTGCGTCCATACGCCTCTGCCATCGGACCGGCTCCGTTGTAATCCCGTGCAGCCAGACGTGTGTCTCCATCCTGTTTTTTGACCAGAGTGGCAAGGTGCGCTACTCCATACCTTATGTTCATACTTGGGTCATAGAGGGCATCCATAACAGAGGGACCTTTATGCCACTCGGACAGATACCCCCATGCTGTAGTGACAAGCAGCTGCATAAGTCCGTAACTGCTCATGACTTCGAGCGCATTGAGTCCTGTTGCCCTTGATATCATCTGTATCTTATCGGCCCTTCCGTCCCTGATCGCCCTGTTGAGAGCTTCAGGTTCCGGACGTGTAGCCAGCGGATTCCCGGCACTCTCCATCTGAATTATTGCAAGCACGAGCGCCACAGGCACCGGGACAACCCCCTGACCCGCCCATCTCTCTGCCAATGGCAGCCATTGCATGATTTTAAGGTTCGGTTTTATTCTTGCCACCTTTACACCTCCCAAACAAAAAGGGAGGCCGAAGCCTCCCCCTATTATTAACTTATAGTTAAGTTTTATGCTATGACTATCTCCGTCTTATCCCACCCAAGAGTGCCTGCTGACACTGTCGGGAAGATCTTATAATACTTCTCCTCCGTTGCGTCATACGCTATAAGAGGATCTTTAAGATACCCGTAGGTATTCTCGCCCAGGACTCCGGGATAATTCCAGAGATAGACCACCTCAACAATGTCCCCTTCGGCAAGATCCGGATGCGTGAACGTAAGTCCGTTTGCTGCTATTACAGCCCCTACTGTCGATATAACCGTGTATCTGCCTGATGAGGGATCCAGCACTTTGATGGATTCAAGAGATGCAATCGGGAAGCCGGTGCGCGAGATCTCGAACGTGTCCGTGTAGCATGCCGTATCCTTTAACGCAGGCTCCAGCTTGACCTTGCCTCCCGGATAAAGCACCAATATCCCTGATGCGACTCCGGGAGTGCTTACCGGCTCCGCAAGAGCGGCACCGTCCTCGTCAAGGCGCTGTATGTGCGTACCATTTACTATTGTATCCATCACTCCGGCAGCATTGCGCCTCAGAGTGATAGGCTCTACCCACAGATATGTTGCATTGCCTCCGTCAGCGTCCGTGCTCTTGACCCTCTGTGCAATCACATTGGCTTCGCCGTCAAAGTATCCCGCTTCTAGCAGCGCATCAATATCGGTGACCAACGAGGCCTGCAGACCATACGCATCGAGATGGATCATGGTTATGCTGTCCACCTCCATAACTGCACCTTCTGCCGCTGTGCCGTCTGCATAGTTGGCTATAAGACTGATCAGCATCGGAGTCTCGGGAGTGCCGTTGGCTAGAGATGTCACCTTGCTTACCGTGTACCATGTGTCCTTGGCGGGAGTTGCCTGCATCTGCTGTGAGGTCTCCACCCCGCCGTTATATGCGAAATCGATGCTTGTGCATATATCGTTGGTAACGCGGAACTTAGCCTTGATATACATTGTCATACCTGTCTCGTAGGGCAAGGCCGTTATCTGCTTGACGGACGCTTCCCCCGACACACCGTCACCGGTGACAGAGCATATGCCGTTGGCAAATGACAGCACGCTGTCTCCACCTTCCCACAACTCCGACTCATCTGCGAAATCACCGTCTGTGATCCAGTTTTTTAAAGTCATCCCGCCATATATCACAGTTGCGCCGCCCTGGATAGCATCGACAGGCACGGTTGGCTCTATCAGCTTGCTTACCAAGCTGCCACGTGCAAGACCTGACGGATTATATCTGTTGAACATCTGATCAATCCCGGCAGAGTACGCCAGCTCACGCGCGCTTATTGCATCAAGCTCCGCGCTTACATCGGCAGCATCTGCCTTAAGCGCAAGAGCTGTACTTACAGCATCCATACTTGTGCCGAACTTGCCAAGCTGCGTATACGGATGCACCCCATCCCCCACAAAAAACTCTACCTCTCCCACGTTGACCCTGCCGATCGTGGCACAAAGCGCACCCTTCGGCGGGATCTGCAGATACGCTGTCCAATCATCATGGTCGTATGTCGGGATCCCCGCTATCGCGTAATGCTCGCGCCTCAAATCATGTACCGAACTTGGAAACTGCATCTCTACCATCCCCCTTTTAATATATTGATATCGAATGACCCGACCCGGTAAATAGTCGTAGACTATGCTGTGCAGGTCATCTATTACTCCTTCGTCACCGTCATTAAGCTTGCCCATAAACTGCCAGTTATCTTGGTCTAAAGGTGTACAGGTCTCCTGCACTTTTTAAAAAACCTTTATTGCTATTTTAAGCAAACCGTATGAGCAATACAGTGCTCCAATGGCAGCGCTGTCACATATAATAAGCAACCACCGGCTAAATCTCATTAAGCATCACTTCCAGATCGTTAATGCGCGTCCTACATGCCTGCCTCTCTTCAAGCACGGCTGTGTATTCCCCCGGAGCCGTAACTCCCTCTGCCAGCTTTAACGCGACGTAGTCCGTCTGACGCAATATTTGCTTCATGTTTCTTATCTCTGTCTCAATCTGTTCTCTGTCCATTGCAACTCCTCCTTAAAAATAATGTACTAAAAAGACTATCCATGTTTTGGATAGTCCGGTATGCATTTTTGTGCCCTATATACCCGCGCCACGACATATATGAGTTGTATATCTGGCCGTATGTCATAAGCCCCTCATCCATGAACTTTCTGAACTTTTTCAACTTGCGCCTCTGCCTTACTATTGATTCTCTTCCTGCTTTTAGAATCACCCTGCCTGTGCATGTCAGAAAGAACTGCGACTTGAGAAAGGTAAAACCCTTGCTCAGCTTGGTTATATGCGTCTTCTTGGCGTTCAGCCGTATTCCAAGCTTAGCGCATTCCGTCCTTATAACTTCAAGGCATTCCCGGAGGCGCGCTTTACTCTTGTGGAGAAGATACATGTCATCCATATACCTTCCGTAACCCTTGATCCTGAGCCTCTCCTTAATGCAGTGATCCACACTGTTTGGGTACGCAATGGCGAATATCTGGCTCGTCTCGCTCCCAAGCCCCATGCCTACATCACCAAAAGCGTCAACAAAAAGCATCGTGAAATCCACAAGCCTCTTATCCTTAAAGCTCTTGTTCAGGATCTCCCTTATGGGCTCGTGCCTCATGGATCCGAAATAGTTAGAGAAGTCTATCGTCAGGACATATCCCTCATTGCCGTACTTCCTGTAATGTCTGTAGAGGTGTGTCTTCAGCCTGTTCACTGCAAAGGATATCCCCTTGCCCTTCATGCTTGCGCCGTTGTCGTAGATAAGTCCTCTCGTAAGCACCGGGAGCAGTGCATTGGCGCACAGCGAACGCTGGACCACCCTCTCTGAAAAATGCACACTGCTTATATGCCGCAGCTTGCCTCTCTCGACAATATCAAAGTTGATAAATCCCTTTCTTATGTCTTTGCCTGAGAGGATATTTTTATTGCTCTCGGTAACATTTTTGAGGAGATTCATCAGATATCTTTGAACGCTCGCTTTCCACATAACACCGCTTCTCGCCTTTTGGCTGGCGCGTATAAGGGAATTAATGTCAGCAACAGCCTCAAGGCTGTCATAGCTTTCGATACTGCTTTTTCTTTTTTCGCAGCGTTTTAATTTTCTTCGCTGGTACCTTGCTTCTCTCCGCTCGCTACTTGTCATTAATAAGAACCACCCTGTACAATATTTATTTTGCCTCACGCCTAAAGCTAATTGCATAGCGACAATGAGCATGCAACACTGGGTAAGCGTGAGAATCCAGCGCCATGCAAGGAGCGTCCGCTCAGTCGCATCAAGGTGAATATTTACCCCAAAGGGAAGGTTGCCCACTCCTTCCGATAATAGATACTGATTTCGGTCCCTGAGGACTTACTCTGCCTGATCTTGCTTTCGCTCTTCGGAATCAGACGGGCGCGCACAAAGTGGCGTTGCTAGCGTTCGTATTGTTCGCATTGCCGTTGTTGTTGACATTGCAGCAGTTCGTAGAGTTGCCGCCATTAACGGACAGGAGCCACCAGTTGCACCGATATACAGCAAGCAACCTATGTAGATATTATTTATTCTGGGTTAAAACCCTGTTTGCCTTTCTCCAGTTCTTTAAAAGAGCAATTTCTTTCTTAATTGATTCCGTAATACTGACCAGCTTGTTGGCATCCACAGGCAAGGTCTCAATAAGATATTGAAGCAGCTGTATAATTTGCTCGCAGTTGCCTATAGCCTTTGTTTGGCAGTCCCTCCTAATCTCCACCTCGTGCTCGTTGACAGGATAAATGCTGTTAGCCATAACAATATTGTTAAAAAGCTCCAGCAGTAAATCTATCATTGGCATAGCAAAAACAAATTTATATCTCTTTGGAACATTTTTATCATTCATTATGAACCGGGTAAGGTTTTTTCTTAACTCGCAGCCATTGCGATAGAACTCAAGATCAGACAGGCTGCGGTTTCTAGCCAAAACGCTGCTCATTAGTTACTGGCTCCTTTCAATCCCGCCCCACAAGGGGGCGGGATAAATGCAGATCAACCGATTCGGAAGCAGACGGGCGCGCACAACGTGGCGGTGCTAGCGTACGTATTGGACGCAAGGCCGTAGTAGCCGACAAGGCAGCAGTGCGTAGAGTAGCCGCCATCAACGGACAGGAGCCACCAGGCGCACCGATCGCCACCATCACCCTGATTCTTTACGCGCTTCTCAGAGTTCCCCGCAAAAACCGGATACTGTACAGAGCCATTCTGACTGTACCCCTTTGTTCCCCAGATAATTTCACCATAAACCTCGAATTCGCTCGGCACCCACAGCTTGCCTACATCATTCCACTCCCACGAAGTGGAGTCCGTTAGCGTTGACCCACTGCTATATCTAGTCTCGATATGCAGGCGTTTTTCAATGATTTGGGCTTGGAGTGCCGCAGGCAAATAGCCGTACCATGTTGTATTCAGTACGCTCTTAATGTTACTTACCATCCACGGAGCGGCATTAGCCGCACTACCATTGTTGACGTTTGTAGTGTTCCACAAAACATTAACGGGGTAGCAATCCTTGGACACAAAATCTATATGATGACCAACCGCAACATCCCCATATTCTCTATATGTATCGATTCCCGCAATCTGAGCCTTTATTGCGTTGCCATTCATGACAAACGGCACATAATCCCCAACATGCAGACCACTGTAATCAACCGCTGTAATCCTAGCCTTTATCCACGCCCAGACATCAGAGTATCCCGCTATCTCAGCGGCATGTTTAACTTCAAGATTGACACCGTTATAGATGCGGTCTAGACCGAGAGTGGGATACCCACCGCTGCTTTGGTTCACTACTGTTCCATCCCCGGAAAATACATCCCAATCCGCAGCATCTATATGACAATTAACCGTCAGCGTTTTTGTTGCCCCTATCGACAAAACAGCTCCTCTATCGCACCGTAAGTGGATATTCGCAGGAATAATAAGATCAGAAAGGATATTATGAGTACCTCTTGGCACACGTATTGTCGCATTTGTCCCGTTAAAATAATTGATCCACCAGGCGAGGCTGTGCTTTTTAGTGCTGTCTGATTGATCTGCATAGATAGCAATTAAATTATCAGCATTTAACATATATCCTCCGGCCTTATTCCCGTCACCAAGATAAACCTTGAGTTCATCAAGGCTGGATATTAATTCCCCTTGAGCCGGTGTCACCGATAAACGGGACGCTTCATTCCCGCGCATCAACTTAACGCGCTTTACATCCGCCATATTCTTATCCCCCTTATTTAAAATGTGCCGCCGTCAGCATATGGATCATCCGGACTAGCGTCAGCAAAACCAAGACCATCTACCCACATCGTATCGTTGGATATTGTTACTATTGTTGTGATCTTTATCCACTGACTAGTGGATACTTCTGGATATGGCTGCCCTATTACATTATTGCCAAGACATCTGTATGTATGCCCGTCAGGTCGAGCCACAAGATCCGGAAAGTTATATTCTGTCATCTCATTCCATGCAAAGACCTGCGCAGCCGCAAGTACAATGTCTCTGGCTTCTAATGTATCTGTCTTTGCTGTTTGTGCGGACGAATTAGCTGCGAGGGCCTGGTCGAGTAAAATTTGGGTTGCCGACTCGATGCCTTCTGTGTCACCTTTTGCTGCTAATGCGGCATCTTTGGCATTGATAGCATCCGTTTTGGCTGTTCCTGCATCTCCTGCGTACTTCTTGGCAGAATACTCAAGCCCATCCACCATGCCGTCTGTCTTAGTGGCCCAGTCCTCAGCAAGATCTCGTGCGGCCTCTGCAAGCCCTTTGGCTGTTACTGAGGCATCTCGTGCGTTTTCAGACTGTCCTTTTGCCGTCACCGCAGCATCTCGCGCAGCCTCTGCAAGCCCTTTGGCTGTTACTGAGGCATCTCGTGCGTTTTCAGACTGTCCTTTTGCCGTCACCGCAGCATCTCGCGCAGCCTCTGCAAGCGCTTTGTCGGACAAAGCAGATGCAGCAGAAGACGCAGCATCAACGGCATGTTTTTTGGCAGAGTAGCTCCCGGCCTCTACGGCTCCGTCTGTCTTCTCTGCCCATTCTGCTGCCTTGTCTCGCGCACCTTCTGCAAGCCCCTGTGCTGCCTGAGCCGCACCCTCTGCAAGGACAGCGCGTTCCTTGGAAGCTACTGCAAGCGCAGCGGCCGCCTCCGCATCGTCCTTCCAGTCCTCTATCGTACCCACATTCTCATAAACATATTGCTCGGTATCCTCGGCAACGTCACGGATCTGCTGCGCCACCATTGTCAGCTTATCAGCCGTGCGCTCCATGTCCTCCGGTGAGAATGCGCCCTGCGTAGTGTAGTCATCCGTCTGTGTGTACGGCAGGACCCTCTCTACCCTTACTGATCCTGTTGCAAAGACATCACCCGTTGCAGGAGCTGTAACTACAGCCCCCACAACAGTTATGTTCTCTATCTGCGTCTCAGTGCCATCCTCTGCTATGTGGTAGACGATCACGTCTGTATCGTCAAGGTAGGGAAACTCGATCGGCCAGTCCCGCGTGACCCCGTCAGCCAGGTACGTGTATCGCCTCTGTGTATTAGATACAGTCACTTAATATCACCTCTTTCATGACATTATCCTTTATGCTGCAGGGATCCCCGCAAGCCCGCAATATCCGTCTGTGTTCTCCGTGTCCCAGCACCAGCACATACAGGTCGGCCCCTCACACTGTCTCTGTCCTTCTCTGTCCCCGCCCCTGAATGGGCAATTCCCAAGTTCTCCAACTGCAAATACCTCAGCTGCCATATCGAACACCTCTTTCTATGGAATTATTAGTTGCTTCTTATTGCCCTTCCTGTTCTTGTTGACTATGCCTATTAGCACACTTGGGTCTCCTGTCTCTGCCAGTTTTATTGCTCTCTTGAGGGCTGTTATCGGCATGCCTGAGTAGACTATCGACCAGACTTCATATGCAAGCATTGCGGCATCTTCATACTCACCCTTCGCAATCTTGCGGAGACTTCTCCCCAGATCATTGCCTATGTCCCAGAATGGGTCACTGCCCTGTGAGAACCCGCCGGTGCTTCCTGCTACGATTGCAGAACCTATGAGAGGTATATTCTCAAATGTCTCTGCATAAGCCCCAAGTGCTATATCCTCCACTGTTGAAGGAGCTTCGCCTGTCTTAAGCCACCTCATCCACCATGAACCCAGCAGCAGCCCCATCAAGGTCATAAAGCCCTTGTGGTAACGGCCGCTCTTCATGTCTCCGTACAGTTCATGTACTGCAACCCCGTATATCTTGTTAGCCTGGTTGGTGAATACAGTCATAAGATTGACTATTTCCCCTGCAGTGCCTGCCATTTTCATATAAGCAGGCAACTCCTTGGGATGTGCCGCGTTCTGCGTGTTCAGCGTTGCCCTCTGCGCCCTCTTGCGCGCCTCTTCTGCCGTTGCGCCGTTGGCTATCTCGTGCTTGTAGACAGCATTCCAACCGACCACCCTCGTGATCATGTCCATGTACTCCATAGGCTTGAACCCTATCTCGCCAAGCCTCTTTTGTACCCTTCTCCATCCCGGCTCATCTGACAGCTTGAACTCTTCAAGAAAACGGTCAATGACCTGTTCTTTTACCTGAGGGTCCATCTCATGTACCCACGTGGTCATCTTGACAGGATCACTGAGGTATTCGCCCAGAGATGCCATTATGTCTACCGGCCCTGCGTATCCCATGTAATAGGCTATTGCCTGAGGCTGCTTCAAAACGCTTGCCATGTTCAGCCATAGGTAAGCAAGCCCATAGTTGCCCCTTACCTTGCGGATAGCACTGTCATCTGCCTTAAAGGATTTGTAAAAGTTGGGATTAGCCATTGTGTTGACATGAGAGACCAAGAAGTCAAAGGCATCTGCCCCGTATGTGTTGATGATAGTATCCTTCATGCCTGCGATTGGCTCTGCACCTGACAAGTCGGTTTTTTCGCCTACAACATAGTGCAGATCCTTGACCATCTTGCCAAAGGCGATCAGGTGCTCATGCTCCATCATTGATCTGCGCCATACCCTCAAAAGACCCAATGATATTGGTTGCTGATACGCCTGCGGAATGCGTTTCCTTGCATAGCTTGACCCTTTGTCGGCATACAGCTTTTTAAGGGCATATTGCCTTGCAAGATCATCAACAATGCCCTGCAGCCCCTCGTCAACATCATTGCCCTTGCTGTCGGTGAACTGTGTCCTGTACATCCTTGTGTAGTACGGTTCCGGCTCTATCCCGACATCGTATGCCTCTATCATCGCATCGTTGTATCGGAGGCTGGCTTCTTCCTGTTCCTGCATTACCGCCATAGCAAAAGCTGTCTCGTTCTCGCTGAGAGTATCGTAAGCCTTGGACGCAAGCTCATCGCTTATGTTGTTGCCATACTTAAGCGCATCTCTTGTACGCTCGTTGTGCCATCCTATGTAGATATGCAGCACCTCATCAAGAGAAAAGGCCAGTTTGTTGCCCTCTCCGTCCGTGCCGTACTCAAGCCTCTCTTCCGCAAGCATTGCTTCCGTAATGCCATACTCCTGCATGATGCTCTGGATAGTTTCTATCCTTCTTCTTTTTTCCCGGAAGAAGTTGTCCACAGCCTCGTCATAGCGCCCCATAAAGATCTCATACCACGGGCCTCTAAAGTCCCTGTGACCATCCATCCAGTCAAGCACCCGCGCCGGGGTCAGACTGCGTATAAGCACCTTGGATATTGCCCTCAGCTGCTTACCCTTCTTAGTCTTGCCGGGTATTATGACATCTGTGGTTACTGCAGCAGGGCCACCCATCTCATCAAGCAACGGTCTCACTATTTCTTTGTCCCTGTGTTCTGCGTCCCTTGCCTTTTTGAGTTCATAAGCCATCTTGCCCTCTGAACGGAGTGTCATCACCTGCTCATGCAGGGCACGGAGGTCATCCAGCATCATCTCGTTAAGGACTGTCTTGTTCAGCATAGCAAGGTCTATCTCATTGATATTCAGCGCATCAAGGTTAAAGTCCTCGTTAGCCGCCTTAGCTTTCTCTTGTTCAGTGGAAATGTAATCTTCCAGCATCTTTCTTTGTTCCAGTGTGTCCATTGTGCGGTTTTTGAGGTCATATCCGTTAAGAATATTGGTTATTGCCACCTTCTGCGCCCATGCGACATTGCCTCTCGTTGCCCTGTCTATCTCCCTGACAAGCCTCTGTATCTCGCCTCGTATGGACGCGCGTCTTGCCTTAGCCTCCTTAAGCGCCTTGATCCGTGCAGATGTGACCAGTATCCCTTCTCTAAAGCCACCCTTGAATGCCCTCCGGGATTCCCTTTCGACAAACTTATATGCTTGTCTGATAGCCTCTCTCTCGGCAACAAGTTCTCCGACCGTGGTCTTGCCTGTGACCCTCTCGATGGCCCCCTTGACTGTCTCCTGTGTCCATTTGACGGCCTGCAGCTGTGCCTTGTGCGCCATCTCTGCCCACTTCATCACGGGGAACTCCATTTGCTTCTCTTCCTCTTTGCGGAGGAGCGCTTCCGGGTCTGTAAGAGTCCCTGCTATCATCTTGAGAGCATTATCGATCTCTGTCTGTTCCCTGAGCAGCCTCGCGGCTTCATTGGTATAGAGGGTATGCCCGGTACTATTGCCGGTTGCCTTGGCTTCTTCTGCCTGCTCCAGCATTGCTTTGTACTGTGTCTTGACGTAACTGCGCCTTCTGCGGATATACTTTCCCGCTTCGACTGCGCCCATGCGCCCCACCAGCCACAGCGCCGTTTCCTCGTCTATTGCCACAACGGGAGCGAACTTCTGGCTTGACGGCTTGCTTGGCTTGTTCAGTATCGTCTGGATAACACTCTCAAGCGTTACCCCCATCTCTGAGGCAACTTCCTTTGCCTCGAGAACATTCCTTCTGAACAGATGAGACCCTTTGCGGTAGACCTCCCTTGCCTCGTCAATTCCTATTGCTTCGACCAGGCTCTTATACTGCAGCCCGCCCTTTTCAAGCACCTGTCTTGAGAACTCTTTGAATGCCTCATATGCCTGTGCAGCAAGGGAATTATCTTCCTCTGTCAGCATCATGTTATCTATCTCGCCGGCAACTTCCTCTCCGACAGTGATCCATGTATCAGGCTCGAATATAGCCTCGTCTGTACCACTCATGATCTCTGCGGCAAGCTCTGTCTGAAGCGAATACTCCTCTGCCTCTTCCTCGGTGAAGGTCTCCTCCCATGCTTCATCCTCGGCATAAGATATTCCTGTCTCTTCCTGAGCAGGTATATCCTCTGCGTTACCGCTCTGAGCAAATGTTTCTATGTCTCCTATGCTCCTGTTGACTGCCTCGACTGTAGCTTCATCTGCTCCAAGCATATTGTCGAACCATCTGCGGATCTCATCATTCATAGGGACATCAAGGTCATTAGCACCGTGGTATATCTCTTCAAGCCACACTTTGAACTGCTGAAACAGCCCCTCCAAACCCCTTACAGGGGCTTTGCCCTCCATAAGATACCTCTCAAAAGATCTCGTAAACCTTTCGTGAGCATCAACTCTTTCTTCTGTGGTCAGGCTGTCCCATGACTGCACTCCCAACCATCCCATAAGGCCATCCCACTGCTGAATGGCTTCATTTGTGGCTCTGCCTGACTTGATGAACCTCTCCATATCCTTGAGAAATATGTGAGCGGATTCATGGAGGAATGTGGACTTATCTGATGATGCAAACAGGCTGACAAGAGCCTTGCCCTCTTCGTTGAACTGGACAGCTCCGCGCTCGTTCTGATAGTAAATGTCCGGGTTATTAGGGTCAAACGTCCCGATATTCCCCACGGCCGACTTAACCTGATTGGATTCAAACGGGATATACACCCTATGGGAGGCATCACTGTACTTACCGCCCTTGTCAAAGATTCCGTCATATCCCTTTTCTTTGAGGAAGTCTGTTACCCAGTCCGGGATACTTGTCCAAGCATATGTTGTACCGTCCTCAAAGTCTTTTTCTAATACGCCAAGCCACTCTTTAGGGTCAATAGATGTCTTATCCCATGCATCAACGTTCCTTTCTGTAGGCTCAGGCGCATACTTCGACTCTTTTTTCAGTTCACGCACCATCTTTTTAGTGACCTTACTTGTATCAAAAGGGTTCTGAATATTGAGATAGACCGGATATACCTTAGGGTCACGGTGGTAAGGATTATCCCAGTAAGCATTTTCTACGCCAAGCATCTTAAGTATTTCGAGAAAACGTCCCTCTTCGTGCCCAAGAGTGCCAGATCCAACCCAGTGATACAGCAAAGCACTCAATGCATTGCCGTTGTGTTGAGCTAAATGGCGTTCAAACCCTCCAGTGCCTGCCGTTCTTCCTTCTTCTACGATAAATGGTCCGTCATAATCATCTTCATTCCTTGTTATCTCGCCGGCCATTTTAGTTATCCTACTGCGATCTTCGCTTGACAGCCCATACCATAGCCTTTTGATTGGTATGTCTCTTCCGTTATACTTCACTCGGAACTGCGTTTCATAACTTGCATACCGTGGGTCATTGGCTATAGAAGTGTCCGCTTTGTTCCTCGAATAGTTCTCGGCAATCTCTGCGTTATCAGTAAACATAGCCATTGGCCCCGATGTCGCACGGTCAGGGTCAA